ATGCACCTTTAACGTTTTTCGTGCTCGCCATAGATCTTGCTAGTGCTTTTGTGTATCTAGAAGCAAGTCTGTCATACAGGTTATCTTCAATAGCTTCCTCAGTGATAGCAAAAGCGAGAGCAATTGTCTCGTTAGTGTATCTAGCTGTGAAAGTTTCTTGCGCATTGTCAAAAGCTACTCCAGATCCTTCTGGTTTTACTCTTGCTTGTGCGAAACCTGACAACATAACTTCTTCTTCAAAAGCCCTGTCAGATGACTCAGTTGTATAAACTTCAGACCACTGTTGTTCATACGATTTATATTCTAGTCCAAATAGTGCATTTAGACCAGGCTCTAGTTCTTTGACTAGTTGATTACGTGATATTGCCATAGTATTAAATACCTCCTATTATATACTAGCTGTCGCTTTCAAGAAATGTTCGTTAATCATAACTCTCCAAACAACGTTGGCAGAGCCAACTTCGTTGTTATCAGGGTCTCTTGATATTCCTAACACTCTTAATTGCGCCGATCCAGTACCTGCACCAGTTAGTGTAGAGTCGTCTAACGTACTTTTTGAAATTCCGTTAGTTGACGCATCACCTGCTGTTACTGCCATGTCCGCATTATTGAACACATCTGTTGCCGCTGAGGCACCAGTGTTGTTCGATCTAATTTCAAACATTTGGTAAGGATCATCGTTTACGAATGCTACAATGTCAGTAGCGGCATTGCCTGCTACTAAATTGTTTGCAAACGTTGGTTTACTTGTTGTTGCATCAGTGAAGAAGACTCCATTCAGACTTCCGATTAATGTGTCACCAGCTGCTGCAGTTCCTACAGTTCCAGTTGCTTGTGCTTCCATAGCATCATTCTGGTATGCAGCTGCAGTACTGTTGCACGAGTACTCGGCTAATCCGTTGTTGTCGTCGTTCTGACCAACTTTTCTGATAGGTCTCAATCCGAAACCTACCGCACTTGAGTTTGCCATATTTTTCTCCTTATGTAAAACTACTATCCGTAGTCTTACGGTTAACGTTAATTCGTTGGTTTCAGATCGTTAAATTTGTTTAACTATCGTTTGCCACCGAAGGTACGAGACTGCTTATCGATATCGATAGGCATTCTTCTATCCTGTTCCTTCAGTAAATCGTTATCAACTGCTTCAACCTGGTCTTGAGCTTGTTTTCTATAATACTCTTGACGTTGTTGCGCGATTTCCTCGGGTACCCTTGTCAGCACAAGGCCTCCGTGACCTATTACTCCAGCGTATTTGCCATCTGAGATAGCTGGGAAATCTTCTTCGGGATATTCATCCGCTCTTACTAATTCATACCCAGACCTTAAGCGTCCTTGTATGTTTTTTGTATCGGCAATCCCCAAAGTTTCAATCCTGACCCATCTGTGTCGGTATCCATTTGGCGCGTTGGGCGTATCTAAGTACGATGGTGGAGTCCAAACTTTGTTTTGCGTTTTTGGTTTTACCTTAGACGCTTGTGTTTCAACTTTTGTTGAACCACTTTTTGTAGTCTGGCTCGCACGAGTTGGTTGTTTTTTTGTCATATGCTTATACCTCCTTCGTGTTCATTATTTGTTTTGCATACTCTTCTAATGGCACACCTAGTTTTTTTGCTATTGCTACCTGTGATGATGTGAGTTTCACAGTTTTGCGACCAGTCTTTGAACTGCGCGTTGCAGATGCAACGTTCTGTACAGGTTTACTAGTCTGTTCTTTTTTAGTATTACCAAATTTATGTGGAAATTCCAACCTAATTCTTTTGTCGATTTCCTCATAATATTCATCAGATTTAGGGTCTACCCCTTCTTCTTCGGTAATTTTTCTATGTAAATCAAATGCAGTGTAAGTCATTGCACTATCTTTACCAAACCACTCATTCTTTTCAGCCCATGCTTCGGCTTTAGGATCTGGTGGTGGAGTTGGTTGAACAGGCTGTGTAGGTAAAGTTGGTTTAGCTTTTGCTTCCTTCTCTTCCATAGCTTGTCTGCTTTTAATTTCAGCAAGTTTACCTTGTTCATAACCCAATTGAGAAATAGATGTTAAAGCTTCAACTTCAGCTTTTGCATCACCTTGTTCTCTTGCAATGGCTAATTTATTTTGAGCCGCTGCAATAGAAGAGGCAATTCTTCCTTCCATTTCTGTTGTGTAGTTTTTATCAAGACTAGAATTAGTTTTACCTAACTCATCTTTTTCTGATTTTAGACGTCTTGCGTACTGAAGAGCTTCTTCTCTTTGCCTTTCAGCTTCACGCATTTTTTTAGTAAGCTTGGCTATTCTTTTCTTAACACCTTCGCTATACTCTTCAACTGCTTTAGAGTTATCTGCTTGCTTATCACTCCCTGACTCCACAGTTTCTTTCTCAGCTTCGCCGCCTTCTTTAAGTTCCTGCTTCTGTTCATCTCGAACATCCACTGGCTCATCAGATTTCTTAGGTGCGTCACTGGACTTACTATCGTCTTCAATAGTTTCAATAATTGGTTCATTAGACTCCTTTTCTTCTTTTGGTTTTTCTTCTGGGAACGTGACTTGAGCGCCAGGCCCTGTATCGTCAAGATCCACTACTTTCGGTTCGTTATCTTCTGGCATAGTTTCCTCCTATGGTTATTAAAATTCGTGGAATATATCTGAAGGGTTTTCCACGGTCGCTAAGATTTCATCATCATTGAGAAGTCTTATCTCACCCCCATCTATTTTAATTCGTGAGCCAGCATATCTTGCAAATATAACCCACTCACCTTTTTTGCACCAAGGACCTTCGGGATATCTCTCTTTGTCGTAACAATGAGGACCCATGTCCAATACTAAACCACAAGTAGATGCAACCTGTGATCGTTCGATGGTGTCTTCTGCTAAAATTAAACCACCTTTAGTTTTTTCCGGTTGTTTAAACGGTAAAACTAAAATTCTCCAACCCGTAGGTTTTGGTAATTTAGCTGAATCTGATTTTAAATTTTGTTGTTTTTTTACGCCTACCAGTTCTTTATTCGGTAGTTCTATCTTTGGCTTTTGTGCCGATGTCGATGACTGTTCCTTGTTTTTCATTTTGCTCCTTTTTTTCTAGCAGGCTGGATATTTCCTGACTTAAATATTGATACGTTCGTATCTGTCCTAACATATATTGATATTTCTCCATATTGTCAACCCCGCCCGAAGCCATGGCTGATACGATATCATCATGTCTCATTTTTATTATTTTTCTTATTTTGTCTAAGTATGTAAAATCTTCCATTATTTCTCCTCTTCTATTAAGTCTTTTTGTGGATAAAAATGCTCTAACGCACTTATCTTTTCTTCTGCTTGTGCAATTTTATCTAACTGTTTGTCTATCTCTTCGATGTGTTGAGGATGTTCTCCTATGCCTACAGAATTATCTAAATAGATATTTATCGTAGCATATGCTGCTGATATTTCTGCTTCGTATTTATCTCGTAGAGCGTCTAGTAGACCTATTCTCATTTAACACTTCCATCTTCTTCTAGCCTGACGGATACGTGAATTTGGATCGTTACGAGTTTTAGCAGATGATCTTTTTAATTGTCCTAATGATCTAGCACAATATGACTTTCTTCTGTTCGCAGCTTTTGACCCTTTCTTCACTTTTCCAGTCACGGCTGTTTTTAACTTAGAACCAGGATTGGCTCTTCTGTAGGCAGCGACACCAGCTCGTGTCATGCCTGCGCCCGACTTAGTCGAACGATAGTTTTTTTTATTCCTAGCTATAGGATTCTCAGCCATTACGCCTTCTTTGCAGTCTTAGCCGATCTTTTTAAAGCTTTAGCAGATACAGTACCTGTACCTTTTCTGCTAGTTCCAGCTTTTTTCCTTTTGTTCATGTAGTAGTAAAGACCTTTCTTTACTGTTCTACCATCTTTTGTTTTGTGATAGCCTTTTTTCATTATTTTCTCCTTTTTGCTTTGCCGCCTCTTTTATAGCCCATTGCTTTAGCGACTTGTGGGGCTTTCTTTTTAAGTGCTCTCATTCCTGCACCTTTTTTACCTGCTGGTATTGGTTTTGCCATTATTGCTCCTTTCCGCACGCAACACATCTGACAGGTGTGTATGCTTTTACTTCTAAGCACTCACATCTTTTTCCAAAGATTGCGTTGATTATTTTTTTAAATAGTTTTTTCATTATCTATTTATTTTTCCAGATTTTTTAGCTTTGCTTCCAAATCTTCCGTAAGACTCATCTCTAGAAGCTTTTAATTGCTTCTTAGTTCTTTTCTTACGAATTCTCATTGCGATAGATTCATCTTTTCTATCTTTGTAGCCTTGTTTCTTAACACGGCCACCTTTTTTCATGCCTTCACTTCCATATGGAAATCTGACATTTGATCTTACACCGTTTTGTCTCATTGTTTTATCTCCTTATTTTTTTCCATTACGGAAAATTTGTGTACCCTTTATACCAAAAATTGACGCAACTACAAGTATCCATAAGTTAGTAAACCAAGAGGGTAAAGATTGAAAGTATTCAAAAAATAACTTGACCTTTTCCATCGCCTCTGGGTCGTCCGACATGACTGCCCACATTAAAACAATGATGGGCGCCGATATAATTACGAGTACAAATTCGTCCTTATAGTCGTTTTGACGAGCTTCAAGAAGTTTACCCTGGTAAGCCTCTTCCCCTCGGGCCATTTTTTCTGCATGCATTAATTGTGCATCAGACATAGCCATTTTAGTTTTTTGTCGGTTGCTGTAGATCTTGCTGCCAGCTTGTAATGCAATCTTTGCTAAACTGAACCACGCCATATTAAAACCAAGTAGCTGTCTTTTTCTTGTCTTTTAACATTCTACGTCTGCCTTGAACTTCTACAGTCGTACCTTTGTCAATTTTATTGTAGACTCGGTATTCGTTAGTTTGGATTTCTGATCTAGGATCAATTCCAACTTCGCTTGGAGAATCACTAATTTCAACTCCACCTGTTGGAAATCCGTCTTTGTTAATACCTTTGTCTTTTGTTATTTTTGTCATAATACCTCCTAGTGTATACTATCTTTTAGGTCCTTTCAAGATCCTTACGTCTCTCTGTTTAAACCTATCGTTTTCTATCTTTGCGTCAATACCCATTTGAGTTTTTTCTAGGGATGTGTCCGCTCTTAACTCTGCTAATTCTTCATTTTGGGCTAATTTATCATCATGTTGGCCTTGTGCCATCATAGCCTTCATTCTGTCTAAATTAATCTTTTCTTGACCTTCATTTTCTTTTCTTCTGTCGTCCATAGCTTTTAGATCAAGTTCTCTTGCTTTTAATTTAGCAATTGGGTCGTTTCCTAGTTGACCCATAATTTTATTTTCTTCTTCCATAAATTCTTGTGTCATTTCTGCGACAAGTTTTGCTTTTCTAGACTCCATAGCCAAACTCATGCTTAATAATTGTTGTTGCATTTGCATAACCTGTGGAGATTGTTGCATTTGTGGCCCTTGCGCCATCATTTGTTGCATAGTTTGTTGTATCTGAGCAATTTGAGCCATTTCTTCTCTAAATTCTACTTCAATTTGTTCTTGTGCCATCAAACTTATGTGTTCAAATATATTTTTTTCTAATGCACCTAAAATTATCGGATTATTTCGTGCAATATTGGTTGACATAAAATTTAAATGCGAAGTTATATGCGCTTGATGGTCTTGACCTTTAAAAGCTTGGAAAGGTTTGCCTGTCATAGCTAAGATATTCTCTTGTGCAGGGTCCATTGGCATAGGTTGTTGCGGCGGAGGCAAGATTTTATCAATGTCTCTTACTCCAATCGCTGTATACATCGCTCTGTACGCTTCATACAGGTTGTGAATCTGTGGATTTGACTGTGCAAGTTGTAATTCTGTCTGCGCCATCGTAATTCTTTGCGCTTGTGAAAAAATATTTGGGTCAGCAACTGGTAAAATGTCAACTTTATCGTCAAAATCTGTAACTTTTACATTTCTTTGACCTCCAACTACATCATACGGGTACTCAGGTGGTAAATAAGTTTTAAAAATTCCAGCTAATAACTGAAATTCTTGTTTCATCGCCACATACAATCTCTTATGTATGGCTGACATGACCCTGGAGCCTCGCTCTAAGAGGGC